CGAGTGTGATTTTTTCTTTAAGTTCCATTTTTCATACCTCCGTTATTTTTATATTTTGTAAATCAAAGAAAAGTTTACCTGCTCATCAGCGACGAAATTATAAGCCTGTTTATTGAGCGGAGTAAACTGCAGCCAAGCTGATTTACTTGCACTTCCTCTGAACATTCCGCCGTTTTTGCTTATGCCGATATCATGAACAATCACATCCGATTTGTTTGAGAAAGGCATATTGAGCAAAGATATTGAAGATGTTCCGCCTAAAGATGTTGCGTTCATAATGACGGTGACATTGACAATAACGATATCGCCAATTTTTTCATAAAGGCAAGTTGCAGATTTTATTTTATCAATCTGAGTAGAGTACGGAGTAAGAGTAGCTGTACCAAGTTCGATATTTGACGAATCGTATTTAGTTGCCAAGGCGGTTTTATCTGCTTTAACAAGCAGAGCGCTGTAAACCGTACCGCTTGTCAGATAACACGGACTATTATTTTTGGGTTCGCTGTCGAACGGCATTGAATTGAGCTTTTGGGCAAGTTTTTGGTCTGTTCTTTCCTTCGTATATGCGTCCGTAATTCCGTACCCTGCAAGCGTTGTCGATTTATTGGCTTTACTTGCAAGATTTGCGTCGGTCGTATCAAACCTTGCTCCAAGCGAATTTTGACCGCCTCTTGCCGTGGCTATTTCGGTTTCAAGTGCAATTGCCCCGTCTGTTGCCCGTTCAATCCCCTCGTCCATATGGTTGAGGTTATCGGCATTGAGGGGCGGAGCAGAGCCGTTCACAAAGACAATTTTATTGTATTTGTTCATTTTCTTTTACTTCCTTTCCTAATCGTTTTTCGCCCTTTGATGTGAGGGCAGTTATAAATCCGTTCATTTTCTTATTGAACACAAATGTTTCGATTGTCGGCAAATCTTCAAACGGAGTTTTAATTGTGTACTTATCGCCTGCCTCAAGCCACCAATACGAAAACAGCTTAATTTTTGTCGGGCGGTATTTATATACATCACCAAAAAAATTAACAGAATTATATTTTATGCCGATATCACTTGCTGTTGTTCTGCACCTCATCAAAATGTTATCGGAAACATACCACGAAAAATCGTTACTGTTGCCATACAAAAACGCTTTTTTATCAGCAAACTTAGCACTGTACATACGGATAGGCTCAAGTTCGTAATCTTCAAAGGATAAATCTTTGTACGAATCGATTGTTTCAACGGAAGATTGAGAATACAGCCTTTTAAAACGCATTTTTCCGTCGGCATCTATAACGGCAAAGCTCAAAGTTAATTCTGCATAAGCTTGGATTAAATCTGACAAGGTAATGTCCTTTATAACCTTTTCCACGCAGGTATCATCAAATTTCAGCGGTACACTAAAGACAGATAAGCTCGGCGGTGAAACCCCTGTAATTGCATAATCTTTGGCAAATTCTGCGATTATTGAATAAAAGCTCTTAAAATTATCGTCTTTTTGATAGTGCGCATAACCATAAGCAAAACTGCCGTCCTCGTTCTCTTTGCCTGCAAACCACAAAGACATATCCACCTTTGACATATCATAAAAAGCGTCATAGGCTGTGATTTTGACGACGCTACGCTGTTTTTTATCTCTTTGAGCCGACTGAATTTTACCGTAGAAAACAGGACATTCAACCGTTCCTGTTTCAGCAGGACAAATAAGAGTATTTGACGGGTACAAATCATCTGACGGATACAGCTCTGATTCAAGATATGTTGCCGTTATGATGACCTGTACCGTCTTTCCTATCAAAGCCGAGCAATCATAATCAATGAGTTTCACGCTCATTTCAGAGGCTATGCAACCGCCGAATTTCAATTCTTTTTCAACGATTTCATTTTCAAGCGAAAAGCTGTCAAGCACGATACTTTCACCTGTTATATCCTCAAAACTGCCGTCAGGAGAATGCAGGGCAACGGTGTTGTAAAGTGTGTTTGTTTTCAGCTTATCAGCAATTTCTTTAGATACAAGCATTTTTAAGAATCACCCCTTAATACTCAATCAGCTCAACAGTAATCGGCTGATAGGTTATATCATTCTTTTCGGCATTCATTACGGTATATTCAATATCAGGAATATAAAAATAAGAGGTGTAATAGCTGTTCGTTTCATCGTTCCAATAAGTTACCCTGCACTTTCTCTGTAACTTATTCGCCATTGAGAGGTTGATAATCGACTGAAAATCAATCTTTTCGTCAAGATGAAGAATGTGAGTTGAAAACGAAATTTTTGTTTTGTAATTTGGCAGCGTTGCCCTTTGAAGCGTACCGTTCTGATCTCGTTCCGCAGAAGTTTCAAGTCGCTGATTCGGAGTTGATGAAAATGCGGTAATGTACTTATTCGGCATTATGTTGTTGCCGAATTTAAGCAAATAGCCGTTATAAGTTGACATATCATTTCCCCCTTTGTGCGAATGCGGATTTACCGTTGTGTCTGCGTCTGTAAAGCTCATCCTGTCTTATCATTTCTTCAAAAAGCGTTGAACCCTCAAGCTCGGCAGTAAACGAATAAGTGTTGCCGCCGTTATTGCGAAAGATAATGAACATTTCATAAATGCGTTTAAGCAGGTCAAGAATTTGTGTGAGAATCACTGTATCTTGACCGCCCGAATTGTCGAGCATACCCTGTAACTTGTTAAGAGGAGAAATAACCTCAGGGTTACCGCTGTTAGCACCTGCGTTATCGCCGACAACCGCAAGTGTCGGAGCTTTAACAATACCGCCTTTTGCAAATTTTCGTGCCGGTGATTCCGTGGGTTCTTCAAATCTCGGAATGAGAGGCGGATTTTCAGGCATTGAAAAACTCCAATCCTGTCCAAAAGCCGCTCCGATAATACCGGCTATTCCGCCGATTGAATTAACAACGCCAGAAACAAAGTTATAAATACCCGTCCACAACGCATTTATGCCGTCAATGATTGCGTTTATAATGAACTTAAACACGGCGCAAATGCCGTCCCAAATGCCTTTGAAGAAGTCATAGATACCCTGCCATGCTTTGTTCCAATCGCCTGAGAAAACACCTGTAATGAAGTCAATTAGACCGCCGAATGTTTTCTGTATAGAGGTAACCAACCCACCGATAAATGTAAACACATTATCAAACACTCTTTTTACGGCATTGAAAACATTCTGAAATATAGGTCCCCAAAAGCTGACAAGCCAGTTTACAAACGGTGATAAGAAGTTATTCCACACGGTTGAAACACAGTCTGCAACCTTGCCGAAGAAGTTTATTGCACCTTCAAAAACAGGCTTCAGCCAGTTTTCCCAAGCTGACTTTACGATTGCTACGATAAAATCCCACGCAGGCTTAATCCATTGATTGTAAACATTCATCAGGGTTGTGCCGATATTGGTAAACATATTGCAGATATTCTGAAAAATCTGCTGTCCGTTGCCGTTCCACCAATTACTGATAATTGTTCCGATATCTCCGAAAATTTGACCGATAAAGTTAAACACATCTGCAAACTGCAATTGTAAATTTTCAAGAAATTCTGTGATTGTTGCACCGTCATTTTCAGTCCATTCAACAAGGCTTTCGGTTGCAGTTGAAAACGCACCCGAAACAACTTCGCCGACTGAGCCCGCAAAGGTTGTAAGATCGCTTAAAAGATTGGAAATTGATTCTTCCATTTGAGGGCGAACATTGTCAATTGCATTGCCTGCAAGTGTACCGAAATTATCAAAAAAGGTTGAAAGGTTGTTATAGCCGTTTGTAAGATTGTTGCCTATGGTGTCTATAAAGCCGATAATCTTTTCCCTGTCTTTTGAAATCCACTTAGCAACACCGCCTGAAATGGTCTGAAACGACTTTCCGCCGATTGTCGCAACCGCTCCGAAGGCAGAGCCGATTGCCCCGAGTTTTGCAGAACCGACCTTTTGCATTGTGCCGAATGCCTTTTGAACTATAGGAACAGCATTATCAAAAACAGTCTTGCAGTTCTTGCCTATAGCTGACCAATCAACCTTGTTAATACCTTTCTGTACATTCTCGACAAAGCCTTTAAATCCGCTTTTTTCGTATAGATTTTTGAATGCACCCGAAAGATTTTTGCTTGTGTCCTTGACAACATTCTTTGCAACAGCTCCGCCTGATGAACCGCCTGAAGAGCTTTTTGATGAGGAGGTGTCTGACTTTGGAGATGAGCTGTCAGAGCTTGAAAGCACATTCAGCTTATCAAAGCCCGCAACACTTCTCTTTGCTTTTTCGGAACTTTTCTGAACATTATCAAGTGACTTTGAACTGTCATCTGCCGTATCTGTAAGGCTTTTGGCAGAATCGGACGCAGATTTGATATTGCTTGCGGTGTTGTTGCCTGTATCCCAGCCGAAGACCTTTGAAAGCGATTCAACCGCACCTTTGGCATATTCCGTTAAAGTCGCAAGTGCGGAACTCAACCGCTTTACAACCTGAGTTGCCACCTGAAGAATAGGCTGACCGACTACGGCAAGGAGCTGTTTCCAACTTTCTCTGAGGTTGCCCGTTACATTCTCCCAACCGTCTGCTTCACGGCTTGCCTGTCCCATAGCACCCGAAAGCTGATTGGCGTCCTTGACCATTTGCAAAAGCGTGAGCTGTTTCTGCGATTCCGACAAATCCATAAATGACTTGCCATACAGCTTATTAGCCGCCGCATTTCGTGTGGTTTCAGTACAGGACAAACCGAGTGCGGCGTCATTTTCAAAGTTACCTTTGAGGAATGATTTCAGGCTTTCTGCGGTGTCTTCAAGCGAACGGTCGTAATATGCGGCACTGTCGGCTGTTACCTGTAAAGCCTCCTGCATCATTCCCAAAGCACTTGAACTGTCCATACCCGTAGTTTTTGCAAAGGCATAAATGCTTGTGCCGACGCCCTGCAATCGGGTTTCAAGAATACCGCTCTGATTGGCAACGCTCTGAATGGCTGATTCTGCCTGTGACTGCATTGTGCCGAATGTCTGCTCAAACTGCGAATTTGCCGCATTGACTTCCGCAGCCGATTCAATGCACTGCTGACCGAACTCCTTGATTTTTGCAACAGAAAAAGCGGCAACCACAGCCATTCCTATTTTCTTAAACGAAGATGAAACCGAATTGCTTAACTGCTCACCGCTGCCTTTGATGTTTGAAAACTCTTTCTCGGTTTTCTGAGAAACGCCCTCCGAAACCTTTGAAAAGGACTGTTTCATATCCGTGCTTACATTTTCAAAATCTTTTGAAAGACTTGAAAATGCCGAATCAAACTTTTTTGTAATTGAATCGGAAATCTTATGCAATGTTTTGGAAATATCATCCCCCGTAAGCCTGACATCAAGCTCAATTTCACCCGCCTTTGTCGCCATATTCACCACTTCCTTTCATTTTAGATTTTTTAAAAACAGGTATAAAAACAGCGCACACCGTTATGATGTACGCCAATAAAATTTTTGCAAAAGAACAGCCACCCCATTTGGAGTGGCTTTTTGTTTTATTTGTTGAGTTCGTAGTATTTGATGTCGATTTTCGGAAGTGACACATTGTTGCCCATTACGGTTTCATATGTATAGTCGCCGTCACAAGTTCCCCAGAATGTGATTACATCATCTTCAAGGAGTTTGTCCGCACCGTCAGGAATTTCTACAGTTGCGTAGATTGTATCAGTCCACAATGGTTCATCAAGATACTCATTTTCTTCTTTGGTTATATTGATTCTCAGGTCAACCGAATCGCCCCAGCCTTCCTGAACCTGAATAATCTGACCTTCAAACTTGTAGTCATTACCTTTGTACTTGTCAGGGTTTCTTGAAAGAGTTTTAAAGTCGACTGTTTTGCAACCGTCTTTAAATTCTTTTTCAACCTTCTTCGGGTCTTTAGTAGGCTTTTCTGTTGCAACTTCTTTTGTGGTCGGTGCTTCTGTCGCTTTTTCAGTTGTTTTTTCTGAACTCTGATTTGCAACAGTAGTTTCCTGCTTTGATTTGTTTGAACCGCTGTTACCGTTAATTGCACCGTTTACACCGCCAACAATCATAATAGCAACAACGATAATAACCCAAAAATACCAACGCTTGTAAATTTTCTTCTTCGCATTTACAGGATTTACGGTTGCCGAGGTTGAATCGTTTCCGCCAAAGCCTGCACCGCACTTGTCGCAAAATTTTGCATCGTCCTTTAATTCGTTTCCGCAATGTGGACATTTCATAAACATACACTCTCCTTAATAAATTTGTTAGTGTATGTTACATTTTATCACTATATATTAACATTGTCAAGAATTTTGTAGATACAGTGAAAATTATGTACAAATTTACAGATTGGCAAAAAAGTTTTGAAATTCTGCAAGAACGGTGTTCATATCTTCGTCTGAACAGTGCTTTACATTCCTTGACCGCCATTTGTTGCGGATTTTATGCTGTGACGAAGTAAAGTTTTTCAAGACTTCTTTGTCGGTTTCAAGGCGAATTTGAACCGTTCTTGCAAGCGGTGTTTCGGGTCCTAAGCCTTGCAGAAGTGAGCAGAACTCATTCCAACTCATTTTAGCAAAATCCTTTGAATAAATGCTGACCCCGTACTCCGAGCGAAAGCTTGACACGATTAAATCAAAGTCATCAATCAGGTCGTAGCCGGGGTCTGAGCTTCCCCCTCGTCAGTCAAATCGCCTGTTGCAATTTTGGCAGATTCGCTGATAAGGGCGTTGAAATCGTGCATATTCAGCTTTAACTTTTCAATCTTTTCTCTCTCGGATTCATCAAAAAGAAGATGATACATTTCGATAACATCTTTACTTTTACCGTTGCCGTCCTCAAAAAGTGCCGCAACTTTGAGCATTGAAACTGCGTCATTGTTGATTGCAAGGTCAACATTTTTAACTCTGACACTCGGCTTTTCCTCAAAATTAAGTTTGTCTGTAATATCAATTAACTTTGACATAATCGTTCATTCCTTTCGTTTTTTAAGCGGCTGCTGTATATACGGGTTTACCGTTTGACATAACTTCAAATTCAAGCGGAGCAACACCCGTGCTTGCGCCTGCACCGTTTGATGTAACGGATACAACTGCATTTTTAAAGAGGACGGTTGCACCGTTGGGGAAGGTCCACATAAACGAAACTTCTGTCTTTCTGCCGTTTTCAAATGCAAGGGCGGCAATCTGGTCATTGCCTGCGTCACCGATTGTACGCTTGCCCTTTACCGAAATTGTGATTGACTTTGCTGTCATAAGCCTTGACTTCCAGCCCTCGTTTTCAAAGGCTGTCCATTCCTCGACACCGTTGTCAAATGCAACAGAAAATTCTTCGCAGTTAGCAATATTTGTCGTGGCGGATTCTGTTCCTGCCTTGCCAACCGCAAACTGATTTTCATAGCACGGGAATACTCCCGATTCAACTTTTGCCATAAAATTACTTCCTTTCGTAATAAAATTTAACTTCAATGACCTGCTCATACACACCCTTGTCGTCTGTTCCCACATCAACGGGTTCTTCCGTGAGCAGTTCGATTATATAGATTTTGTGTTCCTTAATTTCAACATTTTTAATGCCGTAAAGCGTTTCGTAAAGTCTGCGTGCAAACTCCTCGGTTTCTCTTGCGTTGTCGGTGTAATGGATAAGCAAAGACACGCTTATTGTATCGTAGGTGCTTTCACCGCCGATTGCCCTTGTGGGTGTTCCCGACTGCTTTAATGAATACACACCGATGGACCTGTCCTGCTTGTTGTCAAGCTTGCCGATGTAATAATGCTCGGCTGAGGTAACGCTTTTGAGCCAATCTCTGATGTCCGATAAGTAAATCAAAGTCCTGTATTTCTCCTATATATTTTAGTGAATGTTTGACTGCAAAAATTCTGCCGTGTACCGCCCTCAAGCCACGGTGAGAACCATTTACCGCCGGCGGCAATGTTTTCCTTACGGCTGAAATTATACTCGGGATGAAAATACAACCGTCTTGCATACGGAGTATCTGACACAATTTTAACTATCCCCTTTGCACTTTGTGAATAATCAACAGCGGTACTATCGTCTTGAAGTATGCTTGTATCAAACGGCATTACCTGCTTGTTTTTCACCCGTGTAAGAAGTGCGTCACCTGTCTGTTCAAGAGCCTGTTGCTTTGCCCTATCAAGCTGTTTTACAACAGGCATATTGAGTTTGATTTTTGATGATACCGAAAATCCCATTAAATCACATCCAATTCCGTAAAATTAACTTTGCCGTCGGGGTTGCGGTGTTTTGTACCCTGTACGATGTTTCGTTTTACGCCGTCAAGGATTACAAAGCCACCGCTTAAAGTGGGGCTGTCGGGAGCAATGTCGCCGTCAAAAAGCAAGACAGCCGACACCTGAACAATTTTCTGCTCTTTGGTATAGACCGTCTTTGCCTTTGACTGCATATTACACAAGGCAGAGCCACCGTGCAGGGTTGCTGACGGGTACAAGCTGTCGGAGGGATACAGATTTTTGCATTCAAACACGGTCAGGGGTGCTCCGTCTTCGGTAACACCCTCACCGTAGATTGTGACCTCGACAGGAGTTTTGCAGAACTGCTTTTTTACAAGTGACGGAAATTTCACGGTTTTCACGCACCTTTCAGATTGCAGGATAACAAAGTCCTGTTGATTTTAGCAACGCATAGAGGTCGGCAGGAATTGCCACTCCGCTGATACACATTAAGTTCCAGCTTACGCCAAATTCCATTGATGTGCCGTTGATTGAATAGCTTTTCAGGTAGGAAGAAATCATATCGGCATTTTCTTCTTCAAAAGCAGTAAGTCTGCTATGCACTCTGCCGATGATTCTCTTCTGCATTTCCGAAAGTTTTTCAAAATCAATGCGGTTAAAAGTCAGAACATCAATGTGTTCGGCAGAGATAATACTGTTTTCATCTCCGCCCTGATGTTCAATGTAATCAGCATACATTACGCAACCGCCGTTGTGTCAACATCGGCATAAATGCTGTCAATTTTGCCGTCCTTGCCGTTCGGGAATACGAATGTGTCGGAAAGTGAACGGTTCTGATAGAGCCAGCCGTCACCCTCTGTGTGTGAGCCGGGAGCAAAGAAGTAAATGCTTGAAATCTTCGGAACAGTCTTGCAGGTTTCACCGCAGGCAACAAGAACATTGATTTTGTGAGCGCCTGTTGCAGGCTCAAAACCGCCGTCATCGGGGTTAAAGTTGAAATTATCGTAGAAACGCTCATCGTCAATAACCTCGATGATAGGGCAACCGTCAATCTCGGTCACTCTTGTTTCAATGCCGATACCGCCCTCTGCAATCTGTGTAAGCTCAATCTTGCGAGTGAACTCTGTTGACTGTTCAAGGCAGTCCATAATGTGAGATGTCACATAGGCAACAAGTGTGCCTCTTGCCTTGTATCTGCGGAGCTTGCCGGCAGAGAGAATTGTTTTGAGCTTTGAATAAGCGTTCTCCTTAGTCCACTCCGATGTCTTTGTTGAAGAATGATATCCGTCTGTTGCCTGAGCCTTTGCTGCAACCTTTGAGAAGAAAAGTGCGTCTGTTTCGGGAGCAACCTGTGTCTGTTCAAATGTCTTTGAGATGTTCTCAACGCTTGCAGTCGAATTTGTTTCATCAACATCTGCCTTGTCAACGAGAAACTCAATATCACGGTCGTGTTCGCAGGTGAACGGAACATCTGTCTGAATATATTTGCCCTTGTTCCAACCGCCGTTGCGATTGTGGTTCTTAAAGCCTGATGTGCTCATCTGTGTGAAGTGGAAAGTTCTTGCGCCAACCCACTTTACATTTGAAGTGATGAATGGTGATGTGAGTGTACCCTGAACGAGAATTTCGAGCAGATCAGGGCTGAACTGCTCGGCATAGTTATTTGTGTTTGCCATGATTTTTTCAATCCTTTCTTTGGTTAAATATTAAATCTGTTCCATTTTTTGGTAGGAACATTTGCCTTTGGTTTTGTACCGTCCGATGTACCGTTGCCGTCACCGCCGATTTTCTTAACTCCTGTGCCGTTCTCGGCTGGTTTGCCCTTGAGTGCGGGGATATCGTCAAGCACCTTTTTAACAGCCTCTGTCAGCTTTTCCGCATTGACCTTGCCGTCTGTCACAGCTTTTGAAAAGTCTGCAATTTTAAGCACATACGGAACGGTTGCAATGTCAACGCCCTGTTTTACGGCTTCGAGGGTTGCCGACTGGTTGACTTCTGCCATAAGCTTTGCGTTGTTTGCAGATTCAACTTCCGACTGCATTTTTGCAAAGTCGGGAGTGTTCTTGGCTTTCTGCTTTTTAAAAGCACCGATAGCCTCTTTCATCTCATCGGCTGACAATCCCTGCTCCTTAAAATAAGACTTCAACACGGTGTCCTCTGTCACGCTTTGTTTGCCTGTAATAAGGCTTGCGAGCTTGTCGTAATCAAAGGCAGGAGCGTTTCCCTGCGGTGTTCCCTGCGGTGCAGGTGTCGGTTCATTGGGGGTTGGTGTTGGATTTGGTTCTGCCATTTTTTTCATATCCTTTCAGTTTTTCGGGTGTCTCCCGTAATCAGTTTATAGAGTGTCTCTCTGTTTCAGTTTTGCACGGTGTCTCCCGTAGTTTAATGTCTTCGGACAATAAAAAAGCACCTTACATATTCGTAAAGTGCTTAATCCGCTTTTTCTGTTTTTTCTGTTTTAACTGCTTTGGCTCTCGGCTTTTTGGGAGCGTCAGACTTGACCTCTTCTGCAAAACCGCCGTCAATGAGTTCCTTTGCTCTCTGCTCGGAGCATTCAAAAACTTCATTCACAGGTCGGGTTACATAGCCGTTCTGCCTGTCATTAAATGCTGTTGTTACTCTGATTTTCATTCTGTCACCACCTTTCTAAACTGGTCGAAATCGACGGGTTTAAATGCAAAAAAGCACCCTATAATCAACATTGCTGTCGATTATAAAATGCTCAATTCGTAATTTTATGCTGTTTTTGTGAATTGCATATAACAAAACCGCCCTTTTTACGGAGCGGTTAGATTATGCCACTATCTTTTAGATATTGCATTTTTTGTTTCTCTCTAAGCTTACTGTAAAGTGCTTCAGCATCTTTAGCTTCTTGTGGAGCATCTTCACGCAAAGTGACATTTAAACCATTTGTTACAAGGTACGGCTTAAACGCATTCCATAGAGATTTTTGTTCTTCAGTTTGTATCAATCTCATACCATCATCACCCTAAAAGTTTGCTGACTCTGTACTCGTTATACACTTCATCCATAGCTTTATCTTTTAAGCATTCAAAAGCATACTCACTTATATCCTCTATATTATAACCGTTATTTATCAATTTTTCAACCTTTGGAGCATAAATTTTATTAAGGTAATCGCAATATTCAAAATAATCGTTAATACTTCCGAATTTTGCTCTGTAATTTTTAGCGTCTTGCCAATGAATCAGTTCGTGCAGAATTGTACTCAATCTGTCTTGCGGACAAGCCAAGTTTTCTTGTAATCCTGACAAATCACTTGTTGAAAAGTATGCTGAATTGACATTTAGAACATTTTGCATTGGCATATATGAAGCAATAGCATTTACTCGCATTTCTTCGGGAGTGACAATACAAATTTCAGGCTTTCCGCTTGTTTCAACCTCTCCGAGCATATCAAACGCTTTTCTCACTTGCATATCAAAATTATGAAGTTCTTTTCGTTTTAGCTTTACCTTATCTGAAATATAAACATTGTCACACAATGTATTTGCCTTGTGGGTATCAATTGTAATTGTTTCGCCCTCAATTTTGCGTTCAAAAGTTTTTGATATATCTTCTTCAAAAACAGGTCTGTAATATTTCTGTTCATTGGTGTTTAGTGAGAATTGTTTCGCCTTTTCTTCAAGCGTATTCGCCCTATCGTGCCACTCATCGGCTCGGGTTTGGGCTATTCGTTTATTGTCCTCATCGAGGCTGTATTCGGCACGGCGGTCAAAGCGTTCTGCCTGTCGCTGTGCATACTGCTGTTTTTCCTCAATTCCTCGCTGACGGTCAAGCTCTTTGATTTCATCTTCAGACAACGGTGCGTCCAAATCATCAAGTTCGGGATAATATGTACTTGTGCTGTCCTTACATCTCGGATGAAACAAACCGTTCTTGATTGCGGTTGAGAGAAGCGGATAGTTTCCGTCTGACTTTTTGCCGTTTGAATAAACATCGTCAATAAACACCTTGCCGATATATTTTGCACAATCGGGGCAACCGCCCTGTCTTGAGTTCACAACAACGAGGGATACTCCCCATTCGGCTCGCTTTTCGCCCTCACCACGCAGATAGGCTCTTTTGTTGGCTGTTTTAACCGCCATATCCGCATAATCCGAGAGCGTATGCCTTGCACCGTTCTTGTATTCCACACAATTAAGACCTGCGTTGAGCATATCTTTGCAAGCTATATCAACGGCCTTTTCGTATGTAACCGCACCCGTGTTCATTGCAACCTGTGCGTTAAAAATCGCCTTGCGGTACTTGTCGTTGCTCATACGCAAAACTGCCGTTTCTGCCCTCTTTAAATCGTCTGTGGTCGATTTTATGAGTGCGTCAAGTTTACGGTCATTCACCTTAAAAAACTCGGCTGTGCTGTGTGCTGACGGCTTTTTCGGGGCTTTGAAACCGTCCTTGACAGCTTCAAGAATTTCTGCCTCCTGACTTGCATTTCCGTCAGCTTTGGCGGTGCGAATCATCTCTTCAACCTTGCTGTTAATGGTTTTGAAACGCTTGCCGAATTTCTTTGCGTTGTGCTTACGGTACTCTTCAAGACTTTTGAGCTGTTCAGCCTGCCATTGTGTCCAGTTGTAACCCTCTTTGGTTTCTTCGGCTCTGTGACGACTGAAATTGCGCATCATGCTGTCGATAAGCTCGTTTTCAATTCTCTCAAAAGCCTCTTTAATGTTGTAATCACTCATTGCTTACTCATTTGCTGTCATCGTCCTGATTTGCGATATCTTCGGGTTTATCGGGTTCATTGCCCGTGTCGGTAAGGTCCACATCGTCAAGCTCCGATTTTTCTTCTTCGCCTGCAATGCCCTGTTCTTCCTTAATTCTCTGCACCTCTTCGGCTTTCCAATCCTCCGACTTGCTGTCGCCGTAAAGCTCGTCAACCGAGGTTTCAACTGACATCAAACCGCCCTGTCTTGCTTTTGACACAGTTTCAACCTGACTTTCAAAGCTCGGATTTGCATATTCGCCGAAGTTTACGGATACTTCCAAGCCCTCAACAATACCCTTGCCGTTAAGTTCACCGTCTGCATTGAGTACAACTGCAACAAGGCTTTGAAGTGCGTTCTGCGTAATTTTCACAAGGTTCTGCCTTGTGTAAAGGGTTGTCTTTTCCTTTTCACGCTGAGCGTCTGCATTATCAAGCTTCTTCGTATCAATGCCGAGAGTTGACGGCGATATAATGCCCTGTAAGCAGAGGTCGAGGGCAGTAATGTATGAACTCAAATAGCTTTCGTGCTGAATCTGCGGACTTTCGGTGTAAATCCTGTTGCCGTTGCCGTTTTCAGACATATCGTTGCCCACGGTGATAAATCGGTTGTCAAACGGATTTGGCGATATCGGCTGACAGGTTTCGGGATTTCTCGGAACAAGGCAATCAGGCACATACTGCTTTGTTCGGCAGGCTCTGAGTGCGTCCATCCACTGTGACCACACTTCATCAAGGCTGTCGAAAGCGTCTGTTTTTATGCCGATAATGCCCGCACCTCTGCCCTTGTGGCACGATTTGCCGTAAAGGACAGGTACAGCCCACATATATGATTCGTCAAATGTAACGCCCTTTGAATCAATCCATGAAAGAGCGTCAACCGTGTGCAGGTCAATCTCTTTGCCGTTGTCATCATACAAAGCATAGTGAATATAGCCGTAACCGTATGTTTCTTCAAAGCGGTAACGGCGGTGTTTTTGCGTGTAATCGGTGTAAAACTTAACCTCTCGGATTCTGCCACGCACATATGTAAAGTCGATGTTTTCGGCAGGATACCATTCAACAATCGGAACATCTGATACAGCCGTGTCAAAGCTGACCTTAAAAGCACCGTCACCGACAACACATAGGTCACGGAGCATTTGCTTAACCGTGTCGGATAGCTTGTTCTGCTTTTCAATGTCTTCCCAACGCTCTGCATAAGCGGTTGAATTTTTACTTGTAACATCTGTGCCGTTGTAGTCGGCAATTACGATATTCACAAGCGTTTCGCAGATGAGTGCCGGCAGGCCCGTGTGTATTTTACGGATTTCAAGCCCCTTTGTGCTTTTTGCCGCCCAAAACATAGTTTTGTTTGTATCAATCTGCCTGTACAGCTCCGCAAGCTGTCTGCTGTTGCCCCAATACCAAATTCGATTGATAAAGCACTCGGTCAGATGATTGCTTGTTTCGGTGACGGTAATTGTTTTGTCGCTTGCAGGAGTAATCTGCAAAAAGTTTTTAATTCCCGATCTGATAGATTCAGCCATTCTGTTAATCAGCCCCATTTATTTCACTTCCAATAATATTTTTAAACGGCAGCCACGCATATTGACCGCTGTTAATGCAATGGTCGTGACCGTCCTCAGGTGTGTTGTCTTTATCCTCTCGCCAGCTGTAAATTTCAAACTCGGCAATCGTGTTTTTACAATGTTCAAGCACAAAATAACAGTCGGTGGCAAGCCAGCCGAGTACAAGATTGATTCGGTCGATAATCTTCGTTTTCTTCCATGCATTTGCAAAGTCATAGACACAGCCGTGCTGTCGCTTATACTTTTGAAATTCGGTAATAGTCGCTTGGTCGGCGCTGTCAATAAAAGCCGTGCGTGCAAAGCCCCATTCATCACGGTTGCGGTCAAGAAAATCAATAAAATTCTTCACCGTGTCACTCGGGGCAATAGGTGTTTGCATTTCAGCGTTGTTATAAACTCTTTCATCAAGCTGAACACACTTGCCGTGATTGGTAATGCCGTAAAATGTCATTGCGATAGTGTCAGGCGACTTCTGCGAATAGGCGGTATCAAGACCTGCGGTGAACTGAACAAAGTGTTCCGACTTGCGGTTACAGTTCAAAAACTTTCCTGCCCACTCTTTTGATTTGATATGTCTTGCCCTCTCAAAATTCGGGAACACAAGACCTGTTGCTCTGCCTCGCAAACCTAAGATTTTATTTTTATAGAGCTTTGTACCTTTCGGTGCAGAGTTCTTTTTCTTTTCAATCTGTTCGGGTGTAAGACTTAAATTGTCGGCAAAAGAAAAGAACCAATACCGCCAATTCGGTACAGGTTCTTCGGTAAGCTCCGCCGTAATCTCGGGAGGAACATCGTTTTCATATTTTTTAAAAGGACGGGAGCGATTGACAAACTCCTTATACACAGGGAGGCTCGGATCATCGGGATTCAGTGTTGCAAGCATATAGTCATTACGGGTTGACATCTCTCGGATGAACTCGATATCGGCGGTGTTGATTTCGTCAATATAAACGCACCCAAACTGCGCACCGAGAACCATTTCCCATTTATCCCGACTGCTGTAACCGAGAATATAGATGATTTTGCCCTCAAACTTGATATGCGGCAGCTTGTAATCCTTGTCGCCGTTGCCACAGTAAACTGCGTTACGGTGCAGGTCGAGAATACCGTTATCCTGCTGAATAATGGTTTCTTCGGCTTTACCAGTTGTCTTGGCGGCAATTGCGTGAAGCTTCTTCGGCGACTGCGACACCATTCGCATAAACTTAACGCCTGCTCCGACTGTTGTTTTTCCTGAGGCTGTAGTGCCTTCAAGAAATTCAGCCGACACATTTGTTGTGTTGATAAAGTCGATATACTTTTGTGACAGCGGAAATTTGTTACTCACTCAGCCCCTCACCGCCCAACTGTCTGAACACATCGGATAGCTTTTCGGACTGCTCAACCTTTGCGTCAACCTTAACGGTGTATTCGCCCGTCATTTTGTTGAGCGTGTCAATCGCCCTGATTCTGTCGGAGGTGTCCTGCCCGTCATTCCTTGCAATGTCGGACAAAGCAACCTGTCTGTCCTTTGCACTCATAATGCGCTCGTCTTTGAGCTTATCGGAAAGCTCCTTGATGTATTTTGAAACTCCAACATTCTCCAACAATTCATACGCTCTTGCGTTTGCGTAATTTTCTGAATATCCTGCCTGTATCGCACTCTGAACGGTGTTACCGCTCTGCGCATAATATTCCGCAAACTTCCTCTGCCTTGCATTTAATTTGTCTTTCACGGTATCACCTCTCTTTGTCTGAAAATTCTAAAAATAAGCAAAAGAAAAGAGAGTACTAAATGCACTCTCCATTAATCAGTATTAGGCGTTAAAGCATTAATTCTGTCATTCAATTCTATCAGTGTATTTTTCACATTTAGATAGTCTTTAGGTGTAAAAGATTTATCATTCCTACTATTAAGCATCACATTATTAGCTCTCGATAATCTTCGATAACAGGAAACAAGTAAATCGAGATTATCTGGATAATTACTCAATACATCTTTGCATTCCATAACCAGCCGTGCAAAACTACGATTATTGAGGCCACAATTTAATTCATCGCTAACATTTTTCGTATTAGAAAGCAGTCTTATTGAGTCTTCCATAGCATCTAACTTTGAATATATTGATTGCATCATAAGTCTAGCCAAAACAACCCCATCAATTTTGGAATTATCTACAGTTGCATTTTCTAAATTTGCTATACTCATTAACGAAAATGAACCATTTGCATAAGTTTCCTTTATCGCATTAGCAATATCATCTTTTGCCTTAATAACATTTTCATACAATCTATCTCTCTTATAAAAAACAGTATTTATTCCTGCTACGTCAAAAATTTTATCAGTAGCATCATCCTGTACCAAAACTACTTTTTTACCATAGGCTTGTCGAATTCCTAATTCATACATAACATTTGGATTTCTTGAACTTAAATCACAAATTGCCATATCACATTCAACTAAATTTTTCAAAATTTTTTGCATTATCGAATCACATATTTGATTACTGTCTGCTCTTACAGGTTCAAACCCCGCCTCTTTGACAGCAGGAACAATTATCTGTTCGTATATTTTATTAAAATGACCTGCAGGGTATTGTGGCTGGTCTGATATAGGCATTATAACAAAACAGGGTTTTGCCTTATTTTCTTCGCTCATATGCAACTCTCCTTAGTTGTAATATATCACTAATCTATCATATTATTTGACACAATTCAACAGATTTTACATTTTTCTGTAAACCGCACAATTAAGAAAGTAACAATTTGTATAAAATAACCACACACAACACAAAACCGCCCTCAAACGAGAGCGGTCTGTGCAATTTTTATCTTAGGAGAGTTTTACATATGTCCTGTTTGTCAAACTTTCATAATACCATTATACGCAGGGTAAGGGTGACATTCAATGACATTTCAAAATAATTTTACGAGAAATCGAACTTTTTTCGGAACGCCTGTAACGCTTCGCCGTGCAATCTCAGGGTATGCCTTACGCTCATTTCCATACTCTCGGCAATATCCTCCCACCTCTGACAATTTATGTAATACTCGGTCAAAATTGCAATGTAACGGTAATCGTCAAGTGCGTTGATTTTACTGCGGATTTCAGTTTTCAACCGCACAAGATTGTCAATTTCCCGATTGATTTCAGCCTGAAGGTCTGCAATCCTGTCAACAATCCGCATAGGGTCATTCACTCCTGATGTCTTAACAGGCTCGTTCTGCTTAACCGATACCTGTGCAATATTCAGTCTAAGTTTCGACAGCTCGTGTTCTTTCGTTCTGATCAGCTTATCCGAAACCCTGACCGAATATAAATAATCTTTAACCGTCAATCCACTTCACGCTCCTTATCCATTTTTGCACCGCAATAGGGACAATATGGATACAAATCAATGTCCTCGTAAAAAGTGAGAAAGTTGCCACACTCAGAACATAAATAATTTGCATAACCGACACCCTCGCTGTCATATTCCCAACTTCCGTGCTTAATCTCTTGCATATCACACACGGTTGCTTCGTTGGGTTTACTTCCGTCAACTTCGATAATATGCTTAACTGTTTCTGCATTTCGTTTTGAATTAAAGTATATCGTGTTTACACTACCGTCTGCGAACGGTATATCCAAAGCATAATCACCGGATACCTCACGGATTTTTAATTCTTTTTCAATCATTTTTCATTCTCCTTTAATTTTTCGGTTATTCTTTTGGTTAAGCCGTTTTCGTTGGTTAGGCATTCTAATGCTTGGAGGGCATTGATTACGGTTTGCTCGTTGGTTTGGGACTGATACATCTTACGGACGAAGTCGGCGCTTTTCTTTACATTATCCATAATTCTTTGTGAGAGCATACGGTATTCGTCTGCGTCGTTTCTGTCACGTTTATACTCCGTTCTGAGCTTGTCCTGCCATTCAAGGCAGATGTTTATGTCCCAGCCTTTATGACGGTTGTTGTAGCCGACCTTTGCAAGCCTTGAAAAGTATTTATATTCGGGCGGCGGAAAGGATGAGTAATCAAGCTGACCGTCAATTGCTTTATCTTCAAGCTGTTCAAACACCTGTGGATTGTTAAAATCATATTTTTTCATATTACCTCCTGCGGAGGCTTGTGGTGGGTTTGGTGCTATTTTAAAGAACCCTTTCTATATATATAATATTAGTTTATTTTTCTTATACGAAAGGTTAGAAAAACCCGTAAACCCTCCTCAAGCTACCACACTAACAATCTTTATAAATTGAAATTCCGTTGAAATAATTGAAATTTCTTCCCTTTACTTTTTCAAATCGTTTGGCAAGTTCGGTGCTGAATTTGGTATTTGACATACAATATTCGTTGTTATCCCCTGCCCAGCTTGTATAGGCGGCATAGAGCGTGCTTGCCTGAACCGAACCCTCTAACACACATCTGTCCTCGATAAATGCGGAAATAACATCCATTTCACGCTTGTACTCTCTCACGCTTTGAAGAACGGCAGACGGCATTTTCAAACCCTCTATCTGCCAAAGAATACAGCCGTCGATACACCATTTGAAAATTGCGGTCATTTCGGCTTTGAGCTTATGCGTAAGGTTCTTATCAACCTTATCCTCGGGAATCTGAACATTGAACGGTATCATATGTATTCTTCGCCATATGCCCGTGTCAGTGCCTCTGATAATCGGTTTATGGTTTGTTGCCATCCACAGCTTGAACTCGGGCTTGAACTCAAATTCCTCGCTGTACAGCTTTCTTGCCGTTACGGTATCGTCACCCGTAAGCTGTTTGAGAAGTCCCTCATTAATTCGCACGCCCTCGTTCGGCTCAACCGAGGTGACAAGCCTTGCACCCTTTAACCGTGCAATGTCGCTGTTTATGGCACTGCTCTGCGAATTTCTCACCATAATTGTTTCAGGCTGAATGTTTGCGGCATAGTCGCCGAATACATCACGGATAACATCAATGAATGTACTCTTGCCGTTTCGTCCCGTGCCGTAAAGGAAGAATGCGCATTGCTCGGCTGTTGAGCCTGTCAGGCTGTAACCGACCGCCTTTTGAATGTAGCGAATAAGCTCCTTATCGCCTGCAAAAATATCGTCAAGAAATGCAAGCCAACGGGGACACTCTGCCGTTTGAGAGCAGTCAACCGAAGTAATCTTTGTAAAATAATATTCGGGATTATGTGCCCTCATTTCGCCGTTTTTAAGGTTGATTATTCCGCTTGGGGTGTTTAATGCCATACGGTATTTATCCATTTGTGCCGGAAGTACGGGGATATGGTGTTCAACCTCGTTGAGCATTGCTTTTTTTGATTTGTTGGAACGGCTTGCTTTCATATGCTTTTCAAATGCTTTTGACATATCTCCGCCGTTCTCCTCATCAGCTTGCAAGTACAGCCTTGCTTCGGCTTTCATAGCCTCAACGCTTTTGTCCGCCATTCGCAAAACTACCCCGATATTGTCAACACACCACTTCATAGAATTGTAGTAATACCACTTTTTCTCGGTGTAACAATACCTTACATTATCGCCGAATAAATCAACGAACCTGTCGGCATTACCCATATCGTCAAAGGTGTAGGCACGCATTTTTTCTTCGTCAACCGCTTGAACAGCCTTGCCCTCACCGATTGAAATTGAATAATCGTTATGCTGTTTTGGGTTATAGGTCTGCGTACAGCCCGACACAGCCTTTTGCAGGGTTATAATGCCGTAGGTTGTACCCGACTGTTTTCTGTCCCACTTGTCACGCATCAATCCTGATTGTCTGAAAATCGAATCCATTTTGTCGGTATCGCAACCGCACCAGAACGCAAGCATATTGCAAAAAGCCATATCCGCCTCGCTCTGTGACGAGTAAGCCGAAAAATCACCGCTGTACAGAGCCTTGAAAAGACTTCCGTTCTTGGCATTGCAGGCGATTCTGACAATATCGTCAACGGTGTTCGGATTAACCTCAATGTTACGGAGCTTAGGCTGTGGCTCTGTTGCCTTGCCGAGATACTTTGAATGCAGCGGCTTTATGCTTTCGGTGCAATCGTTTATGTACGCATATGCAGAGCAGTAATCACCTGTCACAACGAAGAATCTGCCGTTTTCGTACATTTCAAAACCGCCCGAATCATTCTTCGCCTTTCTTCTGCCCTCGGGAAGAGTTCCCTTGCAGATTATGTGAACGCCTGTCTTGCTCTGCGAAAATTCGGTGTAGCTCTGCAAAGTGTTCACAAACTCGCTGATTATGTTGTCAGCTCCGCCGTTTTGGTAGTCCTGAATGTCATTCGGCATATCATCAAGGTCAACACCGAAAAACGGTGAATTTGAGAACATAAAGCCTATACCTGAATATTTGGCGGATTCTCTGACTGCTGTTTCAAAGTCCGACCAAGTGTCCGAGTTATTCGGCATTGCAAAGCCACCCGTTCTTGGATTTATCGGTTTCTTTGAAATTCCGCTGTGCGATTTCGGATCGGGATATGACTGCCAGCACACCCAGTTTTTGTAACCTTTCAATTCCTCGGGAACTGCAAAATATTTATTTTTATTTGGGTTTAAATTTGTAAAGCCCATTTTTTCACCTCCATATATAAGGAAAAACACGGTGAAAATTGCACTGCTTTATGCAATTCCCGAAGAATTTTTTTAAAATCAGAACGGCAAATCATCGTCAATCGGCATATCAACAAAGCCCTGATTTGCTGTCTGTGCAGGTGCATAACTCTGCTGTGGCTGTGCATAGGCTGTAGCTGTATTGGTTGTCGTCTGCTTTGGAATATGCTTTACAGTCGGATATTTTGTAGGATTTCTCCAGCTTACTCGCTCCTGTGTTTTTCCGTTGTATTCTTCGTGCTTTATAGTTACACGCAACGGCTTATTGACAAGCTCACTGCAGAACTGCTCAAGGCTGTCGTACTCCTTGCCATCGGGAAGTCCTGCCGCCTTGCCGAGTGCCATAATCTGACCATAGCTGTATCCCTTGACCTGCAAGTCTGCGTTTGTAGGCTCTTTCTTCTTCCACAATGTATCAAATATATATCCGTTTTTATAGTTCTGCTCAACATCATTTCTGATTACCATTGAGATGTTCAGATTTTCTTTGCCATTCTTTGTTACTCTCTCCTCAACCTTAGCGATAAGGCACTCATAATCACCCTCAGGCTTGATTGAACTGCCCTGTGCCGCCTCGCTCCAATTTGCTTTAAATCCCATAATTTTACTCCTTTGTAATTAACTCTATCGCCTCATCGGCACTTCTGCATATTCCTGCAACAGCACCGTTGAGTTTCATCATCTGTATAAATTTCTGTTGTTTTTCGGTAGGTCTGCCCTTGGGAGTTTTAACCTCGATAAAGACTGCTCTTCCGTCTGATTTTCTGACACCGAACAAATCTGAAAATCCGGGCGGAACTCCCGTATTGAAATATCTGCCGTCCTTTGTAAAGCCTGCACCTACATTTATACGGAAAATATCGCAGTACGGTGCAATTGCAATACGGATTTTGTTCTGAATTGCGTGTTCTTCTGTCAAGCTATCATACCTCTCTTTCGTGCCTGAAAATATGCCCAGCCTGTTTTGTAGCCGTGGCTTTTTGCGTATGCAAGCAAGTCCGCATAGCTGTGGCAATCGTCGGGTGTGCTGAAATCAAGCTTGAATCCCTCAACCTTAATGAGCTTTGCGGTGGTATCGGTTTCAACGGTTCTTTCGGCTGTCGGGAAAACATAACCGCAATGCGGACACACAGCTTTCTGCCCTGCCGGCGGTGCTGAAAATGTAAAGAAACATTCGGGACATTGTCTGACCTTTTTCTCCTGCTCCTTTTCGATTTTTTTAACACTCAGCTTTTTGCGTTTTTCAAGCGTCCATTCTCGGTCGTCATCAGGCATTCCGTGCCTTGCATAGTTGCCCACATGGTCAATGATTACAGCCCTTTTGTTTGGCTTATAGCGCATACATCGCATTGACTGCTGAATGTAAAGCGTAAGGCTGTGAGTAGGTCGGAGCAGAATCGTGCATTCGCAGTCAGGCACATCAAAGCCCTCTGAAATCAAATCCACATTGCAGAGAATTGTAATTTTGCCGTTCCTGAAATCGGCTATAATCTGTTCTCTCTGTGCCTTTGGAGTTGCTCCGTCAATATGCCTTGCGGATATACCTGCGTCACAAAAAGCCTTCGCCGTTGCAAGACTGTGCTTTACCGAGGAACAGTAACAGACGGCTTTTTTACCGTCTGCAAGCTGTTTGTAATATTTGATAACATCACCGAATACCGTGTTTTTTATCATTGCCTTTTCAATGTCGGCGGTGACATACTCGCCCATTTTGGTGTGTAAACCCGTAAGGTCGGCGACACTCGGAGCGTAGTAGTCATACGGGGCAAGGCAGTTATGCTTAATGAGCCATTTTGTACTCACCCCGATTATGAGCTTGTCGTTGACATCGCCCAAACCGTCACCGTTTAATCGGACAGGTGTTGCGGTGACGCCAACCCTCGGAACATCTGAAAAATGTTCGTAAATGCGTTTGTAGCTTTGTGCAAGACTGTGATGATTTTCGTCTGTGATGATAAGTGCGGGTTTTGGCAGTTTCTTCAATCTTCGTGTAAAGGTCTGCACCATACCGATTTGGCACAAATCCATAAGCACACCCCAGCGAACAAAGGTTCTGAATATTTGGTCAACAAGCTCTCTCCTGTGAACAAGGAACAGCACCCGTTTCCCGTTCCAAGTTGTTCGTCTTGCAATTTCTGCGACAATGCAGGACTTTCCGCCACCGCAACCGAGAACTATGCAAGGAGCTTTGTAACCCTCTCGCCAAGCCTGTCTTACCTGTTCAACAAGGTCATTCTGATACGGTCGGAGTTGCATTGTCTGCACCCTCTCTCTGCTTTTCCTGTTTCTTCTGCTTTATCAGCTTTGCAACACACTGCATACAGAGCTGTCTGCCGTAATTTTTTGTTGTGCCGTCAATGATCTGTTTAACGGTGCGTTTGCCGTCCGAAAGTATCGGTGCTTTGCACTCATCACAATACTGTTCTGGTTGCATTGAATAGTATGTTCTCAATGCTTCATCAACAATTTTAAGGTCATTTGATATGTACATTGAATCAAACAAGCCTATCGGACTTTTACAGGTATCGTTACCGTCCGTTTGTGTTGCAAAAAGATACTTGCCGTCAACGACAACAGTTTTTAAAACCGTGGTAAACATTCCCTCAACCGAGATTTTTTCGTCAAGCAACTTGCCGATTGTTTTGGCTTTTTGTCTGCCGTTTTCGTCGGTCTCAATATGGCTGAGAAAATAAACAATCGTGTCATTCGGGAGAGTTTCAACCTCTTTCACAAGCTCCCAAAAATTTTTACCGATATCGGTAAACTTCTGAAAGCCTGTTTCCTTGGCTCTTCTCATATACTCGTTAGCCATGAGATACTGTGCGTCATCAACTGCAATCGACTTGCATTTCTGCTTTTTGATAAAGTCCTCAATATCTATGTAGTTGTCGGAATTGATTGAAGAAGTAAATTTTGTTCTGAACGGGAGTGATTTTCCGTTTACATTCACAAGAGCAAGTTCATTTGCTTTGAAATTTCTTAAAGAGGCAGATTTTCCGCTGCCTGAATATCCTAAAACCAATATAGGTAATCCCATAAATAACACCTCACTTAATACTTAATGACTGCTTGGCTTCCATATGTACGAAGGGGATTTCTTCGCCCTTTTTGCAGAGAGCCTTGACATCATTCTTTTTCACTTCGGGCATACTGTACTTTAAGAGGTGGTCAAGATTGTGTTCCTCCGCCCACTCAACGAATGAAATTTCATCATCAATAACAAGGCTCGGAGCGTTCTTTTTAAGTGACATAACCGCTCTCGGCATATCAATCTTCTGTCTGCCGAGTGCCTGCATTGACTTAAACAGATAGGTTTTAAGACTCTCCGCCTGTTTTTCTTTTTGTGACTGTCTTTTTGCAATTGCCGCCTTTTCGGCTTTAAGCATTTTAGCCTCGGCAAGAAGCTGTTTGTAGTAGATTGCAATGCTCTCAGCTTTCTCGTCAAATTCGCCCTCAATACCCGTGAGAGTATCGAACCACGCTGTCAACATCTTGTTGCGGTATGCATCCACATTGGCAATAATGTTGCCGTCATCATCAATCGGCATTCCGTCTGCATTCGTATCAGGTTCCCATTCGTTGATAGCGTCAAACTGATTAAATAAATCCGAGTACATCTCGGTAAGCTCATAAAGTTTCATTGTTGTTCCCCCTTAAAGATTTATGTTTTGTGTGGCAAGTGCCTCTATTAAATGTTCAACCTTGCCTTTGAAAAATTCCTTGTCCTGTGACCGCTTGGCGAAATCGAGCATACGGACAAAGCTGTCATATGCAATTGAAAAGTATGCCTTAAAGACATCCTTGTCATCTGATGAACCGTCGGCAGTCTGAACATTTTTCAGCCTTTCTTCATACTCCTCTTTCTGTTTGCGAAGAGCCTCCTGTTTTTCATCTTCAAGCTGTTTTCTGACAATTTTTTCGTTGTTGCGGTATTCTTCTTCGAGTTCGTCATAATGCTTAATGTTCTCCCTTTCCAAAACCTTAATCGTTTCATTGAGTCTGCGTTCATTGTCGCTCGGCTCTGCAACGGCAACTTCGATAGGACGGCTTTCAAGCTCCTGAACTTTATTCGTCAGCTTGAAATTTTTGTTCTTTTCCTCTGCAAGCTGATTTTCAATATTGCGATAGCTTTCTTTTGAAGTGTCCGCCTGCTGTTTGTAATAGTCAGCGTCTTTCTTAGCGTTATTGAGCTGTCTGCAATAGTCAATGCTCTTGTCGGTTGCCTCCTGCTTTTCGTCCTTCAGCTTGTCAATCTCTGCCTTTAACTGCTTGACCGTTGTGTTTTCAAGGTCAAGCTTTTCGGCGATTTCAGCCTGTTCGGGTTCGCTTATGGTAGATAAGAGATACAGTTTACTTACTCCCAAATGTTTACTCGAGTAAACATTTTCAGAGGTATTTTCTATAATAGAAATATACTTATGTGCCTGTGTTCTGTTAAAACCTACCTCTGTTTTGCAGTAGTCCTCGAAGTTCTGATGTCCAAGCTCCTTGTACAGCTTGTTGTCACGCATTGTTTTAAGTCCGTTGCACATATCCCATATGTTCTGCTGTGCAAGGTTTGCGCTGACGATTATCTTCTGATGCAGTTCAATTGCCTGCTTATGCTGTTCGCTTACTGTTATTTCTGACATTTTTTCAACCTTCCTTCTTGATTTTTTGAGTAAGAAAGGATATAATTAAAGTGGTTATATTGTTTATATCCTTACTATCCGTTGAGGCTTTGCAGAGTTTCAGCGGATTTTTCTTTGCAATTGCAATTAATATTTAACATTGATATAATCCAACACCCTTGCCCAGCCGTATCTTTCGCCTGTTTTATCATCTGTGCAGCAGTTATACATCCAATACTCCCACTCTTTAGGATTTTGCTCTTTAAGTAAGTCAAATCTATGAGGGCGCTTTTCCAAGTGCAAACCAAATCCGCACATTGAACAACCTGTTCTTTGAGCCTTGGTTGTGTACAAAGTACCATCTTCTTGCCTCTCGATTTTTCCGTATATTTCGGGAACAGGAACATTTAAATCAAGAGCAAGTTGCAAAATGTCCTGTCTGTTAAAAATCGCAAACGGTGCTGATCTGATTGTAGATTTACCGAAATAATTACAACCATTTATCATTAAGGATTTAGCTCTTCTTCCGCCTTCGGAAGCCATCAAGCCAAGATAAGGCACGCTGTTATGTTCTTTTGCCCAAATGTCACAAGGCTTTTCTTTTAGATAATAGCAGCATTTTGATGACACTTTGAAATTTGGAATTTGGTAATTTGTACCCTCTTCATTGTTCGCATAACCGCCGAACTTTTCAAGCCATTTTTGCGACATTTTCATACGACTGTTTTTTTGATAACCGCCATATGCCCCTGTTTCGCCTGTTACAATAGCGTGTCGAACAGTTTTGTTTTTTTCGGTCGGATTTGCAAGTAATTCAATCTTGGCGGCAATTTCTTTTGATAAGACAGGAAATCCAAACTCCTGAATTATATCCTGTTTAGTCCAGCGGTGTTCTTTTCCTGCACTGTCAACATACCGAACTGATGGCTTTAACCTTTCAATTCCGAGCTCTTTATGTATTTTTTGAATACTCGAATCTTCAAGATAAGAAACGCTGATTCCTGGGGCATGGATTCCGATCGACTTTAAAAAGATAAATAATGTAATGCTATCAAGACCGCCGACCGAAACGTGATAGTCTAATTCTCGTCTATCGCATTCTTCAGCAAATTCTCTCGCTCTGATAGTTGCATACTTAACTTTAAATTCATAATCCTGTTTTTGCTTAACAATGAAATCAGAGATTTTTCTCTGTCCGTCAATTCTTTCCATTCGTTCAAAAACATTTTCTTTCATTTCTTCACCCCCACACATTCAAAACCGAAGGAATCGGATTCAGGCGTTTCAAGGACTTTGAGCTTGCGTTTTAGCTCTCTGTTTTCGTGCCTATAACCGCTTGACGCTGTTTTTTCAAGTGCAAGGTCCGTTCTTGCGTTTCTTAGCTCAATGCTGAGATGTCTGTTCTCTGCTCTGAGGCTTTCGATATCTTTGAGCAGCTTTCTTTTTGTCGGGTAATTTCTTAACCGCATTTGTTACACTCCTTTCATTGGGTTTGAACCGAGAATATAATTGAGAAACGGTATTCTCGGAATACGGATAGATGTGCCGACTACAATTACATTGAATCCCAATTTTTCGGGTTCGTCCTTTGCCTGTTCACGCAACTTTTGCGGAGCAACTCCAATAGCCTTTGCGGCGTCCTCAGAAAGCAGATAGAAATCACTGCTATCCATAATTTCTTTGATTTTTTTGTTCATCTGAACTGTGTCCATACTTTCGCCTCCTATTTTTCGTTGGTAATTTTGTCTGAAACGATTTCGACTGATTCAACATCAGCAACGCTGAGAGCCAGCTTGAGCAGTACAACCTCGCTGACCGTTCGTGTTATCTGATAGCTTGTAACATACGGAATTTCTGTTCCGTCAATTTCAAGAAGAAACCTGTCCTTTGTGTCAATAAGTTTAAGTTTTGCCATTTTCTCACCTGCTTTTCGATATTTTATTATTTTATTGCTTTACACGACCTTAAATGTTATGATTAACTATGAAAGGAAGCATAAATATGAATGATATTTTATCGTGGTTGACTTTAATAATATCCGCAGTTTCAACCTTATGCACTTTGGTTCTTTCTTGGATATTATTTAAAAAGGAACAGAACAAAACCTATCTGAAAGAACGATATGAATTAGTGATTTTCCCCATATTCAACCTGCTTGAAGAACATTTGTACAAAAAGGAAATTACTTCTGAAATTAAACAAGCCGTTGAAAAATGCGAAGATATTATTGCCGATAATAAACTTATCGCAGGCGGAAAACTCAGCTATGTATTTTCTCTTCCATTAGATAAAATTAACTTTCAAAGCATTTCAAAATTAGTCGACAAAGAATATGATGATTGTTGTTGTGCTTTAGGAATTCCTTTAAGACCGTTAGATAAAAAGATGTATACATACAAAACACGAAACATAAAAGTTTTAATATTAGGAATTACTAAATATTCAATGCCGTTGATTGCGGTTTTCCTATTATCAGTAATTCTAATTGTACTTTTTGAATACTTCTTTCTTAACGGATAACTCCTGCTTTGATAAGCATTGCTGTAATCAGCAGAAGTAAGCTAATTGCGTTGAGAATAAACACTACAAACATTAAAAACTTGTTCAATTTTCATTCTCCTTTGCCCACTTAATCAGATCCATAATTTGAGCGTCGTGCTTATCAAGGTAGCTGTCTATTGTTTTATACAAATGGGCGGCTACTATTTTTATTGCTAATACTGCTGAAACAAAAGCTGTGCAAAGCATTAGCAGTCCTAAAATTATTATTACTTCCGTCTTTCTTCACCTCTTTTCAGCTAAGTCCGTTTAATGGGACTGTGATTGTGGTATTATTGATTGTGTTGCAAATATCTTTTGCGAATGTTATAATCGAGCAAAGGAGCTGATTATATGTGGGTAATAATTAGTGGTATTTTAGGCATTGCAGGCTTTTTAATATCTTTAATAAACCTGATTAACTATTTTGTTTCGCACAAAGTGAATTTGGAAATCACAATGCTTGAATACGCATACAAATTAGGCGTGCAGGGAAAGAAAAGACTTTTCATTCATTATAAACTTAACAATAAATCGCAACTGCCTATTTCTGTTACCGACATTCAATTAGTTCTGAACGGCATAGAGTACACCGAAGATTACAACACCCACGAAGTTAATTCTTATCATCACAAGGCAAAAGGTGTTGATGAGTATGTTCCGACATACAATGAACATCTGCCTATCAATCTTGAGTGCCTACATTCTCATTCGGGTTACCTCGTTTTTGTAATTCCTGAAGATAATTTTCCAAATCTCGATAAAGGTCTGACTTTTCAAATTCGCACCAATCGGAATAAGGAAGTACAAAAGAAAGTGTCATTGAATGAGGTGGTAACGCTCCGCTCCACTCTACCTTATCAAAAGTATAAAAATCTTTTTCTAAAGGATAAGGCGGAACATAAGGTGCACTGACAGTCTTGTTGACTGTTGGTGCTTTTTCTATGTTGAATAAATTATTAAAAAATCCCATTTTCTCACCCCCTTAGTTTTGGTTGGGTTGCAAGATTTTTATTAAGTTCACGAACCGTGTACTTAATTTGTAAAAAAAAGTTCCTCAATTGTAGTATTGAGAAATCTCGCTATTCTCAACTTAACCTCATCACGAGGAATTCTCTGACCTGTTTCATACATTGATAATGCGGATAAGCTGATTTTTACTGCATTTGCAAAATCTTCTCTTGAGATATTCTTGCTTTCTCTCAAGGTCTTGATTTTCTTGCCTATTACAGAAGCGTTCATTTTTAATCACCTCCTTGTTAAGTTCACATATCGTGTACCATTATGTTATCACAAGAATTTATGTTTGTCAACACATTTTGTGAAAAATTTTTCTTGATTTATTTCACAGTTCGTGTTATTATGTAGTAAAGAAAATTTCACAAGGAGTGATTTTATGTTCTCCGATGTACTCAGACAATTAAGGTTAAATGCAAGCCTAAATCAAGAAGAACTCGCTAAGAAATTAGGTTGTTCTAAAAGTGCTATCAGTATGTATGAAAATGGCACAAGGGAACCTAACCTCGAAACATTAGAGGCTATTGCCGACTATTTTAATGTTGATATGAACACACTTACTGATTCAAAAACTTCTGCTGAACTTAATTCAGAACTTCAGGAATACCTTGAAGAACTCAAAAACAGAAGTGAAATGCGTATGCTGTTCAGCCTTGCAAAAGGTGCTACAAAAGAAGATGTTGAAAAAGCTGTTCGTATCATTGAGGCATTGCAAAAGGATGAATGATTATTGGGCGATATTTATATTAGAGGAATCGAACTGCCGCTGACTGTAAAAGGTGTTACTGTTGTGGATTCAGACGGTAATTTCAATGTTTACATAAATATTTTATTAAGCCATGCTGTTCAGCAAAAAGCAACAAAACACGAATTGAAACATATTAAATCAGAACATTTTTATGATTATGAGCCTGTTGTTTATAACGAACTTGAGGCTAATGCAATTTAGATAAGCAAAAATCTCAACGCAAAACAATACTTTAATCAAGCAATTTATTAGAAGATAATGAAAAAATTTGCTTGATTTATCAATTTTTTCAAAAAAAATATCTTAAAAATCTTGAAATTATTACTTATAAGTAATATTATACTCATAAGGGGCATAACTATGGATGAGGTGTATTTAAAAAAACAAGTGAATGACAGATACAGCAACATCAGATTTTCTGATGATTGCATTTCTGATATTACTGAAATAATTAACGAATCAGGAAATGAGTTATCCTTTTTAAAGAAATTTTGGCGTACTCTTAACATATTAGATGAATACAAGGATATGGCACCAATAAAGATGTCAAAACTTTTTGAAAGTCTGAAAGGACACAGCAACTTATACTCCATGAAAATAAAATTAAAATTGAATATAAGAATATTATATTCAATAGACAAAAACGGAACAATACTGTTGTATGGCTTTTATGAAAAAGGAGGAAAACGAATAACGGATTACAACAACGCAATACCAATAGCATTGGAACGATATAAGGAGAGTAAAAAATGAAAAACACAAAAACTATGACTGATTTTATTCAAACCTTTGCCGGCAGTTTATCTAAAGCTCAGATTAAGGCTTCTTACATTATTTCTGACATATCATCAAAAATTACAATTGAAAGATGTAACAGAGATATGACACAGAAAGAATTTGCTAAGTTTATGGGCGTTACACAAGGAATGGTTTCAAAATGGGAAAGCGGTGAATATAATTTTACCGTTGAAAGCATTTGCAACATATTAGAAAAGCTGGATTTGGACTGTAATTTTGAAATTTTTAAAGACAATATAATGGACAATATTCAAGATATTAGTTTTGAATTAGATAAGTCAGATGATTCAAAGTTATCAAAAATTGACTTAAAAAATCCTCAAAATTTATTTCTTTTAGAAATGGCAGGTTAATAATTATGGATATAAGAGATTCATTAGCTACATTACAATTATTAAATACAAGGGTGCCTGAATTAACCATAGAAAATGACTTTGTAACTCTTCCGTCAAAAGAAGAAACAGAAACATCCTTGGAATTAGGAGATGTCGGACACGCTATTGAAAAGCGTGACGACGCCTATGTCGGTGTTTTACAACTTAGGATCCATTCAATAACAAAAAGCAAAAAATCAAATAAGAAGATAGAATTTTCAATTGTTGTCGAAGGTATCTTCAAATTCGACGGTGACAACAAAGAAATGTTTGAACAGATGTTGTTTCTTAACGGTAATTCATCTCTGTATTCAATAGCTCGTTCCCATATAATAAATATGACATCTTTATCTTTTGCGTCAGGTCAGATTATATTACCTATGCTTAATTTTGTAAAAATAGCCGAACAGCTCAAACAAGGTGAGGCAAAAGTTTCTGAATAAACTATAAAATAAAAAATCCGCCCTGCTCGACTGGTCCTCGAACAGAGCGGAATCATCCACACAGGGTGCAGATGACGCAATTAAACGCAAAATAATTGTATCACAATCCCTTGTGTTTTTCAAGTAATTTAAAGCACAAGGGATTTTTGCACCCTTTTTTTAGCAAAAGGAGTGTATAAAATGAAACTGCCTAACGGCTACGGCTCTGTTTATAAGCTGAGCGGAAACAGGCGCAATCCGTGGGTTGCCTGCGTGACAATAGGATACAACAAAGAAACACGCAATCAGGAACGCAGAGTTATAGGCTACTTTCCCAACAAGCCGAAAGCTCTGAACGCTCTTGCTGAGTACAATCAAAACCCGTTTGATGTTGATTCGGCAAGACGCACTTTTTCAGAAATTTATGAACTTTGGTACAAGGAGTTCATCACCGAAGACACAAATCCAAACACCAAAAGACAGTATAATGCGGCATACAAACAATGCTCAATGTTATACAATCGCAAGATGTCCGATATAAAAATCATTGATATGCAACGAGTTCTCGATAACTGCCACAACGGTTATCAATCGGTTAGGCGAATTAAAATTCTGTTGAACAAAATCTACGAATACTGCATATTTCACGATATGCTCCATAACAATCTTGCAGAAAAATTGAAAATCAATGCAAAGTCAGATGAAACAAAACGAGCACGCAGGGAGTTTTCGGAAAGCGAAATAAATCTTTTGTGGGAATATTCAAATCTTGATTCGGTAAAAATAGTGCTTATGCTGATTTATTCGGGAGTGCGTGTGTCCGAATTGCTCGACCTAAAAATTTCAAATGTAAACCTTGACGAACAAACGTTCTTTGTTGAAAGTTCAAAGACCGATTCAGGTGTACGAACCGTGCCTATAGCAGACAAAGTACTGCCGTTTTGGCAGAAATTCATCAGCGATTCTCAATGTGGATATGTTCTGAATAACACCAATGGCAAGCCGCTGAAATACGATAACTTTAAACGCAACTACTGGACACCTCTGCAAAACGATTTAGGTTTAGACCACACCATACACGAAACAAGACACACCTGCATTTCAATGCTTGTATCGGCAAATGTGAACCACACAATCATCAAAAAAATAGTTGGTCACAAGTCGAAAATGGACTTGACCGAAAAGGTTTACACTCACATTAACCCAAAAGAATTAGTGAATGCAATCAACAAAATATAGTCTTATATTATCCTGAATTGTTCATAATTATGTTCCGTAGCTTACATATAGCTAACAAAATTCCCCATTCTCCCCATTCCTATCCCCCTTGCAAGTTACCTGCACCAGTAAAGGTGGTTTTTTAACCGCCTTTTATTTTTTGCCAAAATTACTTAAAATGCCTTAAAAGTGGCTTAAACACTGGGTTTTTGAGATTTCAAAAATTCAG